TTGTCATACATTGATGCAGCATCATACGTGGTAGAAGAAAGAGGTATGGATTATAAAAATCTTAAAAAACTCTTAACACCATCTCTTAAACAAAAGATTGAAGAAGAAGCAGCAAACTTGCATTTAATCAAAGGAAAGAGAGGTAATAAACTACCTGTATGAATGACCCTTTTGAATCTTATAAATTATATAACGCACTTAAATTACATTTCGAAACAGATGGATATGATGCGATTAAATATCATTTTAAGACTTCAGTAAAGCCTACATCATTCTTTAAACGAAAAGATAAATTTTTCTTTGCCAAGTTAGCAAAAACATATGAATCTGAATTAAAGGAATTCTATATTGCTAACTTTAAAAATGACGTTAAGTATGTCGGTGATATGCTTAACGAAGGTGGAGAAAGATATTATAGAGACCATAAAAAAATTATGGAATCTTTAACGTATCAGTTTCAAACTGATATAAATAAACTAAATGATATGGATGTATCATTTGATTCTCTTTTAGAAGCAGAAGAAAACAATCATCCATTGATTATAAAACTTTGGATGCAAGATGAAATACTATTGGAAACAATAGTCATCTTGGATTCAATACTTGGATTTGTAGAACGCGAAAACAAAAAGATTACGGACACTATTATTTGGCCGGACATCTACAGAAAGATTATGAAATACAAACCATTTGTAAAGTTTGACAGAGATAAATGTTTAAATTTATTAAAAGATACCTTTACAAAAACATAGAAATATGTTATAATAATATATTATATTATGGATAAAGTGGATAATTCAGTAATACATTGTAAATACGGAGAATAAAAATGTCACTAGAAAATCTAAAGAGCATGCGAGGCTCATCAATCGATAAACTCGTAAAAGCAGCAGAAGCTGTATCTTCAGCAAAACCAGAAACTAACAACTATACAGATGATAGATTTTGGAAACCAACGAGAGATAAAGCAGGAAACGGTTATGCCGTAATCAGATTCTTACCAGCAAAAGATGGTGAGGACTTACCTTGGGTAAGATATTGGGACCATGGATTTAAAGGCCCAACTGGTTTATGGTATATCGAAAACTCTTTAACTTCCATTGGACAGCAGGACCCAGTATCGGAGCATAACTCTGTACTCTGGAACTCTGGTAGGGACGAAGATAAAGCAATTGCAAGGGAAAGAAAAAGAAGACTACATTATGTAAGTAATGTGTTAGTTGTTTCTGACCCAGCAAATCCGCAAAATGAAGGTAAGGTATTCCTTTATAAGTTTGGTAAAAAAATCTTTGACAAAGTCATGGATGTTATGCAACCACAATTTGCCGATGAAGAACCAGTAAATCCATACGATTTCTGGGAAGGCGCTGATTTTAAAATCAAAATCAGAAAAGTTGAAGGTTGGGTAAACTATGATAAGTCAGAATTCAGTGCTCCATCAGCTTTATATGAAGGTGATGAAACTAGACTGACTGAAGTTTATGAAAAACTTTATTCTTTACAGGATTTCTTAAAACCAGAAAACTATAAAACTTATGATGAGTTATCAATGAAGCTTAATAAAGTATTAGGTATTGATGCAGGACACGCTCCAGCAGCAGCACCGGTAATGAATGAAGCTCCAGCAGCTCAACCAGTGAATGACCCTGCACCTTTTGCAGAGACAGAAGATTCATCGTCGGACGAGGATGATACACTTAGTTATTTCGCTAAATTAGCAAAAGAAAGTTAATTTAATTCGGGATTTGAGTGGAGGGAGTCGAAAGGCTCCCTTTTTTTTAATCTGAGTTATTACCAAATAAACGGCTAAAAAGACTTGGTTCTTCTTGTTGTATGATTACAGTATCTCCACCTTGAATAGATTGTTGATACATTTCGTTGCTAATAGGAGCTCCGTCCTGACCTAATGCTTGCATTTTTAATCTATCACCTTCTTCTGATAAACCTTTAATATAACCACCATCATTTGTTCTTCCATCAGCTTTTGCTTTTAAACTTTCCATTGCCTCTATTTTTGCTGATTCATTAGCCATTTTTGCATTAAATGCTTTTGTGAATCCTTCTACAGGTGAGAATAAATTTTTAAGAGCTCCAACCGCACCAGCTGCGACAGCTTTAGGGAATGCTGTAATTTTCATAAACATTTGCATTAATGATATACCAATATTTTTTACTAATCCACCGATGCCGATATCAGCTATAGTATCTCTTACTTTATTTAAAAGATTAATTACACCATCAGCAACCATGTTATATAAATTATCAAAGAAATCAGCAAATGAGAATTTTGCAAATTTTTCTCTTATACCATCTACACCTGGTATTAAATCAATTATGAATCCTAGTGCTTGTTTTAAAAAGTCTAAGAATGAGCCAATTAATAATCTAAAAGCGTCTCTAATACCACCAAAATAACCACGTATAATTTTATTAGCCAAATCTTCTTCTTTCTTCACATCGCTTATAAAACCTTTTAAGAACCCGAATACCAAAAGAACCGGCCATAATAGTTTACCAACTACTTGTCCTATTCCTCTAAATAATCCTTGTATTCGAGTAAAGAAACCAAAGAATCTAGATAATGGACCTTGTTTAGCAAATAATTCTTTTATCCTATTTGCAGCTTTTGTGAATATATTTGCTTTACCGCTTGAGCTAAATAAACCTGCAATTTTATCAGCAACACCTGCAAAGAAAAACGATAATCCTGTGAAAGCTCCTCTTACTTTATTGATTACTATAGTAAATGGCTTTTTAATAAAATTAACTAAACCACCTAAGACTCTAAAAATAAATCCTTGAGGAGAAAATGCTAATTTTGCATCAGCTAATGCTTTAAATGCAGTAGGTGCACCAGTAATTAAACCACCAATAGCTAGACCAAGAGCTTTTACAAAATTATATATGTTTTTACCAAATGTAAATAAGTCTTTAAATGTTAATTTAAAGAAATTGATGATTTTACTCATCATGCCGCCAGAACTTCTTCCTTGAAAGAATTTTACAAGTCGACTATTTTTAAAAAACTCAACAAATTGAATTCTAAAATTAGCAAATCCAGTTCTTATTGCTCCAAATAATTTATCAAATTTGAAAAATGTAAAAGCTTTTTTAGCTACGTTTGATATGCCTCCACCTATTGCTTTTAATGCATTAACGTATGGTTTAATAAAACCTTGGACTAGACCTATTACGAATCCAACTAAAGCTGTTCTAAATATCATTCCTATTATACTCATGCCATCTTTACCTTTAAAGGCATCTTGTAATAGTTTATATTGTTTCTTTAATTGTTTAAATTGGTCAAGAAGAGTATCGTTTCTTTCTTCATCTCTTTTTGCATTAGCACGATTTCGTAATAATTCTTCTCTATGCTCTTCAAGGTCTTCTAATCTGCCTTCTCTTAATGCAAGTATTAATTCATTTGTCGATTGCAACTGAGCATTAGACATGTTATGACCTTCATTTTGAATATACTCTTGAAGCTCATTAGAATACTCAACCGCTTCTTCTTGAAGTGCTGTTTGGTCTTGATTCATTTGATTAAGCTTATCCACTACGTGGTCAAGCGTACTCTTTACTGGTCCATCTCCTGTTAATGCCATTTAAATCTTCCTATTTACCGCCAAATGCTTTACCTGCTTCAGATATACCAAATGCACCAAGTGTGACTACCACAAATGATGTATATATTGTTTCAGAAACTTTTAAGTCCATATCCCATACTAGTGCTGTCACTAAGTCTGTTATACCAAATATAGTCATTAGTGTAAAAGATATAAATCCAATAATTGCTTTTTCATTTAAATCATTATCATCTAAAAACAATTCTATGAATCTTCTTTTACGAGGTGCTAATTGCTCTCTTGCTTTTTTAGCTTCCTCTTGCATTTCTGCAATTGTATCTTCTGCTGCATCGAGTTTCTCGATGAGCGCCATATACTTATCTAAATCTATTTCGACTTCATTTCTACTGTTATCTTGTCCTTCAGCCATGTCATGCTCCCATTCTTCTTTGCTCGTTTTTTATACGCTCATTTTCCTTCTCTATATGTTCCTTGAGGAGAGCGATATATATCTCCCTTTCCCACGGTACCATATCATTTAATTCTGTCAAACTATATCCATGATGTTGCATCATAGCAAAGTTAGACTTGTAATGGTTTACAAGACTATCGTGCGAAAGGCCTACGTAAAAAAACTTTGAAGTCGTCTTAGTTCCTGTGTTTGTTCCTTACCGCAACTGCACGTGTATTCAATTGTTGTACCTAGTGTTGAAAAAAAAAAAAAAAAGTCTGATAATTTCATAAATTGTACTGAACTTA